ACGACTCGAATGACGCTGCCGCAGCCATCAAACGCATCAGCGCCAGCATCGACGGCCTGCCGACCACCACATCGAGCATGATCGGCATGGTCCAGCAGCTTGCTCCGTTGACCAAGAATCTGGACGAGGCCACCAGCATCGCATTGGCGTTCAACAATGCCGTCCTGGCCGGCGGCAAAGACACAGTGCTGCAGGCCAACGCCATCGAACAGTACAACCAGATGTTGAGCGCGAACAAGGTCGATGCCGCCGCATGGCGAAGTGTCGTCAACGCAATGCCTGGCCAGATGAACCAATTGGCCAAGAGCATCCTTGGCGCAAACGCGAAGCAGAACGACCTATATGAGGCGATGAAGGGTGGCAAGGTCACCTTCGAGGACTTCAATAAGGCGCTCGTCAAGCTCAATAAGGACGGCTACGGGCCGTACGCATCATTTACGACGCAGGCAAAAGACGCCACACAGGGCATCGGCACTGCGATGGAGAACGCGAAAAACCGCGTCCAGAAGGCCATCGAGAAGATTATCGAGGCGTTCGGTGTCGACCGCATCAGCGGCGTCATTAACAGCTTTACGGCGAAATTCGGAGATGTCGGCTCGGCTGTGGCCAAGGCGGTCTCCGGATCATTGGAATTCGTCGAGACCGGCAAAGTCAACGAAAAACTGGCTGAATCTTTCCACATCGACAAGAAGTCGTATGCGGGCATCGAAGACGCTTACCAGCGGATTCGGTGGGGGTATAAAGGTCTCACCGATTTCATCAAGACCGGTGAATTCTCGTACGAGTTCAACCGTGCCTTCGAGAACGCAGACCGCCAGACACTCATCGACTTCAAAGACAGCCTCCTCGGCATCCGCGACTCCGCCAGCGAGGTGCTGAAGAACCTTCCCGGATTGGGTGAATTTTTCAACACCCCGAAGGATGGCGACAAGTCGAACTTGAACAAGGCCTTGAAAGCCGCCAATGTGGCGCTTGCTGGTCTGAAGCCACTGCTCGACCTGCTCGCATCAATCGAGAAGGCGTGGAACGGTCTGTCCGCTGACCAGCAGGGCACCATCTTCGATACGGCCATCTACCTGTGGTTAGGTAGTAAAGGATTCAAGATACTGAAGAACATCTTCGGTGTCGCCAAGGATATCGGCAAAGGCTTCGGCATCGCCGGAAAAGGCATCAAGACCGCTGGCAACGCGCTGAAATCGTTCGGCAAGTTCCTCGGCGGGCTGAAGGCTCCGAAATGGCTGTCCAGCTTGTTCGCGAAGGCTCCAAAGGTTGCCGGATTGGATAAAGTGCCAGCTTTCGCCAAACGCACCGGCGGCACTCTTGGTGGCGTCGCGGCTGGAGCGGCTGCCTACGGTGCCGCCACGAAGAATCTGACCGGCGGTCTGCCGAAATGGGTTTGGAAAGGCCTGCAGGGTGTCCAAGGCAAGGACACATCCGACAAAGCCTACAAGGCGTACCAGAAATGGTATGCGGAAAACAATTCGGTCAAAAACCCCGGAAAATTCACAGAATGGATGAAAGGGAAACTGGCCGGAGCGAAGGAACAGGCATTCGCCGGCAACACCGGTTCGGCTCAAGCCACGATGAGCTCCAGCCAACGCGATGCTGGAGTCAAGGCCTGGAACGGCATCAAAGGAGCGTTCTCCGAAGCAGGACAGGCGCAGGTCGACAATACAGCCGCACAGGTCAAAGCCCAGCAGGGCACTCTGGCCGGCATTAAGAAAGCATGGGGCGACGCCGGCGATTGGATCAACACCAATTGGTGCGACCTGATGGTCAAAATCCAATCGAAGTTCGACAGCGCGGCCCAATGGGTCGAGGACCGTTGGAACGGTGTCAAGGACTGGTTCGGGACCACAGGTCAGAAGATAGGTGACTTCTTCTCTGGCGTCCCATCGACCATCGGTGGATGGTTTGATTCCGCCGGCCAGTGGGTGCAATCCAAATGGCAAGCCGTCGTTGATTGGCTTGGACTGACACCAACCACGATCATTGATTTCTTCACGGGAATCCCTGATGCGATCAGTGGTTTCTTTGGTTCCGCTGGTGATTGGATTCAGCAGAAATGGCAGGCACTGGTCGACTGGCTGGGCCTCACTCCAACATCGATCATCGACTTCTTCACCGGCATCCCTGATGATTTCAACGATCTTTTCCAATCCGCAAAAGACAAAATCACTAGCATCTTCGGCACTGTCGGCGATTGGTTCGACCAGCATGTCAAAGCTCCGATCAAGTCTGCTTTGGATGCGATCGGCAACACGTTCAACTCCACCAAGGATTGGATTAAGACCAGTTGGGATCAGGTCAAGGATGCGGCCAAGAGCCCGGTGAAATTCATCGTCGATACCGTATACACGCACGGCATCAAGAAGGTTTGGGATTCGGTGGCCGGCGCCGTCGGCCTGAAACTCTCCCTTCCGACGGTGAAGTTCGCAACCGGCGGCACCGTCGGCGGCATCAACCCCGGTTACGCTCCCGGTGTCGATTCGATCCCGGCGATAACCTCGCCGGGCGAGGCGTGGATGGTGCCGGAATGGACCAAGGCCGTCGGCGCGGAGAACGTCTACCGCTGGAACGCTTTGGCTCGCCGCCATGGCGTGCAGGCCGTCCGTGAGGATATGGGTCTTGATGGCGTCCAACGCTTCGCCAAAGGTGGCATTGCCTCCAAGATTGGCAAGGCTGCCGGCAAGGCGGTGTCCGGAGCGAAGAAATTCATCGAGGATTTGTCCCAGACAGCTCAGGCCTTTGTGAAGAATCCTGTGGATTGGGTCACGTCGAAGATTCTCACGCCTGTGAAATCGCAGGTCGCGGGAATCAGCGGCGGCCAGTTCGGCCAGATGGCCGGCAGACTGCCGGTAAGCGCCGCTACGGCGCTTGTCGACAAGGTCAAGTCGATGGCGTCCGACCTGGCATCCAAGTGGACCAGCAAATCCGAGGCGGGCCAATATCATGGTTCGGTCGGTGGCGGCGTGGAACGCTGGAGGAGCCTAGTCCTGCAGGTGCTCAAGGAATTGGGCCAGCCCGCAAGCTGGGCCGACACCGTGCTACGCCGAATGAATCAGGAGTCCGGCGGCAATCCTAACGCCATCAACAACTGGGATTCCAACGCCAAAGCGGGTATGCCGTCGCAGGGCCTGATGCAGACCATTCCTGGCACATTCAATGCCTATGCGGGGCCGTACCGCTCGCGTGGCATCACCGACCCGCTCGCCAACATCTATGCCGGCTGCAATTACGCGATCCATCGGTATGGGTCGTTGGCCGGAATGAATCGTGCGGGCGGCTACGCGCTCGGCGGCATCGTCGGAGACGATAGACCGACCCTGTACGATCGCGGCGGCATCCTGCCACCCGGACGGCACCTCGTGGCCAACGAGACCAAGCAGCCCGAACTCGTGTTGACGCGAGAGCAGATCGTCAAGATCTTCGGCGCTGACGTCAAAGATAAGGGCGATCGGACCGTGAACCTCAACGTCAACATCCCCGAACGCTCGGATCCATGGGCTGATGCGAGCATCCTCGTGCGCACCGCGCGACACCAATTGCGATAAAAGGAGGCCGATGTGGCTTATTTTGCGGAATTGTCGGCCTCCGGCTTGGAGCCGGTGCGTTTCGAGGGTTCGGGCGATCTTGACTGCCTGTGCATCGCGAAAGGCGGCATCGAGGGCTGGTGGTCGACTCCCGCCGCGAAAGTCAATGTGACGGCGCGAGGGCAGGGCGACGGTGGACATGATGTGAGCGAGGATGACATCTCCTACGCCAGCCGTGCCGTCACCCTGCATTGGAATGCCAACGCCTCCAGCCGTGACGAGCTCATCACCTTGACCGACAGTGTGCGCAAACTCGTGCACCGTCAGGTCAGGATGCGCGTGGTCGACGGCACCGAGGATACCTGCTGCAGTGGCGGATATATGGTGCTTACCCAGCAGCCTGACTATCGGTCCGGCAGCATCGCCGATTCGACCATCACCATCGTTTTCGAGCGT